TCAACTTGTAAATTGCTGTCACTTCAAATTGTGAATCTAGCTGACATAACTCAACATAGGAGCTTTCTCTAGGCATGAAGTAATCACCCATACTTGTAGAGTCATCAAATGTCTGAAATGACCATTCCTCCATCAACTGTCGTACTCGACTGTTTACATCACAATAAAAGTTTGCTTGAAAGTCACCACTGTACTGCGCAGCGCCTGGAAGGCGAAATTGAAGACCCATGTAAGGTACTTCATGCTGCACTATAGTGCGGATCGGGATCTGACCACCTTTAGCATATACTAGATCATCTTCAGCAAAACTAACTGCTGAGGAACCACCAGGGTTGATGCTCAAAATACGAAATTGAAAATCACGTGCAAAGTCTCTCTCTTGAGCGACTCTGTAGAAGTTTGTTATTGATTGTTCTAGCTTAGCCATATGAATATTTATTCAGTTGTTGTATTTTTTACGCGATCAATTCGTTGAAATCCTGACTCGTTCTTGTTGCGTAGAAGTTGACCAAGATAAACTCAGCGCTTCGTACAGGTTTTAGATATATGTCGACAACCATCTCATTCTGATCAATCACATCAGGTGGATTGTTTCGATCGTCACAAACAATCATGTAGTCGTACAATCCTTGTGTTTGTTTGATACGTTCAAATATCGGTGTTAACACGTTGATAACTTGCTGTCTTGTGAAGAGTGTGTTAGGCTCGAAAACAAAGTATTTGATTGTGTTACGAACGGCTCTCTCAGCATACAAGAAACATCTACGTACATTGATCCGATCAAATGCGCTAGGTTTACTTTGCAGTGTTTTCTGACCGAAAATTACAAAACCATCGTTCGGGAACATGGCGATTGGGTTTACACCAATCTTGTACATCTGATCTCTATGTTTCTGTTTAGGCATAAATGCAACATCATTAATGTTGGTTAGTAAGCCTCGAGTGAAACCAGCTGGTGCCCACCATGGTTGAAAATTTGAATCGGTGTTGGCCATTGCCGCGGCGACAAAACCACTAGCAGGCACCCACACTTGTCGGTTACTAGCAGGATCTTGCACCTTTACCCAGTTACCGTACGTACACGCATACGATGAGTTGATCGTACCAAACAGATGCCTCAACGGCCAGTATATATGTTTAGAGAAATACTTGTTTGCCTTGTCATCTAGTACCTTTACATCGTTTCCTTGCACGAATATGTAACGTAGGTTGTCTAGCACTACCAAACAGTCTTTACGTAGGGTTTGACAGAAGTTAATAAACCGGTTGGCAATCGTCTTGTAGTTTGCCATTGTTTGATTCGCATGCTGTACTTGTGTTATATACATGTCATCAATATCAAAGAACTTCTCGTCATCAAAACGACCTTTGGTTGTAGGTTCAGTAGAATCTCCACCATATGTACCTACATACACAGTGCCTAGACCGGCTTCGCATAGAATATCCAATGGATATAAATCTAGATTCTCTGCTACTTCAAACAGTCTGTCAAGCTTGGCTGGTATGTTACCAGTTTCAGCTGAATTACCGTCAGCGATTTTGAAAGCACCATGAGCATATAGATTCTCTGAATGGTGTAGCTTTTTCATTGTTCCAGTCTGAGGTGCATCTAGTACAAACTCATTCATCGCTCTGGTATAATAATACAACTCATTACCTTCTTCTGTGTCCAGGAATGTATTGGCAATGTATTCAGCTCGTGAGCTGTAGTGATGTTCTCTTTTCTGCGACACAACACGTACACGTTTGGTGACTTCCTTTTTCTCGTCATACCAATCACCCCCATTTTTACTAATGTTTGGATTCATCATGATCCGGAAGTTTTTCGCTTCTGATGTTTCATCTTCAATGAAGAACGATACAGCTTCACCACCTTCTTGCAAGTATTGTTGAGCGTAAAAGTTACATGACCCGATATATGATTCTGCCAACACGTAATCTAGTTTGGTTATGTCTGGATTGAGTGTTGATGGTCTTATCTTGAACACACCTATCGAGAGCACATCTCCGTATTGTTGATTGTTCAAATCAAAAGGTGATACATTCTCCATAACCTCGCTGATTGAACCAGCGACACCGACTGCTTCTGCAGACAATGCGAAGTTCAATCGAACATCTGGCACGTCAATGTAGGATGCTCCTTTTTGGTCAAATGTGGCTTTGTTGAAGCCTTTCATTTTAACAAACCCATCAAAATCAGTTGCTGGATTCAAGTTAGTGTTATCACATATACCTACATAATAACCTTCAAATTTTTCATTGATAGACAATTTACGAGTGTTGAGTAGTATGAAACCCATACCTTTTTTATCAACAACCTCCTGATATGTCTTCCATTCTGTCACGTGACCTCCAATGTCACCATAATCAGCGCGGTTTTCTTGAAACGCTCTATACTCTTCTCCATCAATGTCGATGTTAGATGGTTCACCGAACCAATACACGTCAGCATCAGACAACTTCCATCCCCATTGCTTGACATATTGTACCACTAGGTCACTCGGTATTTTCTCATCATATATACCAGAGAAATCATATGGGTTTCCGGAAGCATCTGTCCAACCATAACCAATTACAGATGGTGTGGATGCCGGCG